CAGACGGCAATGGAAGGTGAGTTCACCACGGGCAACATGCGTTACAAGGCTCGTGAGCGTTACGCCTTCGGCTGGGGCGACTGGAGAAGCTGGGCTGGGTCAAGCGGCTCGTAACCTAGCATTTTCTAGGTAAACTCTAGTATAGATGAAGGGCGGTTTCAAAGTGGACTGCCCTTTGTCATACTAGAATTAATAGGGATAATAGTGGAAAGCCTCGGGTTACGTTCCCTTACAAAAGAAACTATCGCGACCGCAGGGAAAAGTATCACAGGCGACGGCACACCCGTATCCCCACTACAACTTGTCAACGATGAAATAAACCCCGGCAACTCAGAGTATTACGGCACTGATGCCTCAGGTGTCAAGGGGTTCTACCCTATCGGTGGATCAGGGGGTACACCCTCTGATACCCCAGCCCTTCCCCTTGGACCATCGGCTAGCCCCGGTTTCAGTACAGAAGTCTCCCGCTATGACCACGTACACCCTTTTCCAGCAGCGTCTTCCATTGGGGCTGCGTCTGAGACACTTACACTTACCGCAGGAACAGGCCTAACCGGGGGTGGCGATCTTACATCTAACCGCACCTTCTCCGTAGTTAACGACACAACTATCCAGCAAATTCAAGTGCTTAACGCTGGTGTCACCGTGGGCAACCGTTCGATGATTAACTTCATCCCCGGTGGCACTCTACAGATTAGTGTCTCTAACAATTCCTCAAGCAATCGTCTTGACGTACTTGTCTCGGCTGCGGGAGGAAGTGGTGGCGGTGCAACCTTTATTGCTACAGTGCTTCCTCTAGGTAACACAGGTGTTCCGGGGGGAACGGCGGATATTACAGTTTCTTCTGCACTGACAACCCAAAGAATTATTGCTGTTGATGCGGATGCCGATGACATGGACGCTTTGATCTTGTCAGCAACTTGTCCCGTCGATGGCACGGTACGTCTTAACTACATCGCATATCCCGGTCCAGTGGCTGGGGATCGTAACATTCTACTTAGTATTGGATAGGAGACAATATGGCACAAATTCAAAATAATCCCGCCTCTGAGGGCCTGAAGGTTTCGGCGGCAGGTACTGGACAGACAGGTCTTCACGACGATGACGGCTCAGCTATCTATAAAGCCAATGGTGCGGCTAAAGACAGTGGGTTCTTTATCCCGGGGGGTGGCCTCAATGATGATAACGTCCGCATGTTCCGCACGGACAGACTTGGTGGACAGGGACTAGCCCTTAACAACCTCCTTCTGTCGGAACCCTTTGAAGGCACAAACATCTCAACTAACCGCTGGATTGTGGCTACCACGACCTTCGCCCAAGCGCAGACCACGGCGGCGGGCCTCAACCTCAACAGCGGCGCTTCTTCAGCCAATGCTGCGGCAGTCCTGTTCCGCACGCTTCAGTATTACGTCAAGCAGCAGCGCACACCGCTTCAGGCCAAGTTCCGCCTTCGCCCCGCTATTCCCGCGAATACGGTAGCAGAGTGGGGCTTTGGACTCCCGGCCAACCAAACCACGGAAGCAACGGACGGCTGTTATTTCCAGATCACGGCGGGTGGCGTCCTTCAGGGCGTTGTCGCCACGGGCGGTGTTAACCTGACAGTGGCTCTTTCAGGTTCTATTAACGTAGGCACAGGTAACAGCAGTTACTATACTTGTGACATTATTCTTGATGATGATGAAGCAAGGTTTGTGGTGCAAGACACTGCAACGGGTTTGATCCTTAGCGACAAACGGATTCAACTCCCTTTGACTCAAGTACGTCTGTGGCAGAACTCGCGTCTTCCTCTCTTCACACGTCTGCACAACACAGCCCTCGTTGCTTCAGCCCCCGTGTTTATTCTAACAAGCGCGGACATCATTGGGCTTGACCTGGACATGAACCGTCAGTGGCAGGACACAGCGGCGGTCAACGGCCTATCTGCGGGTATCCAGCCAGTCAGCTTTGCTCAAGCAGAAACGTGGGCCAACTCTGCCGCTCCTGCATCTTCGACACTTTCTAACACAGCCGCAGGCGCTACAACCCTTGGCGGTCTGTTCCAGTTTGCAGCAGTAGCGGGTGCAGCTACGGACTACGCCTTGTTTGGCTACACGGTTCCAGCCCCGTACACACTTGTTGTCAAGGGTATCGACATCGAGACGTGGAACACGGGTGCTGCGGTAGCGACGACACCAACCCTACTGGTCTGGGGTTGCGGTTATAACCAGAGTGCAATTTCACTAGCAACAGCAGGTATTTATCGTAAAGCACTTGGGGCACAATCGTTCGCGGTTGGCGCGGCTGTCGGTGCAAAAGCTGAACGTGTCTCAGCGGATTTCTCTCACGCCCCTCTGGTCACAAATCCGGGCCGCTTCTTCACGATCATCCTCCGTATGCCTGTTGCCTCGGCCACGGCCTCCCAGATCATTCAAGGCATGGTTACAATCAAAGGCCATTACGAATAGAGTTTCTTAAATGATTGAGTCTATTCGATATTTCTTTGTAAACGTCTGGCGCAAGATTCTTTGGTATCTAGGATTTGATACCGACAAGAAGGCACGGTTTGTCCTCATCAACCAGAAGACGGAAGGGGTCAGTCCTCATTACTCAATCCATCATTTCTGGGGGTTTGAGCCCTCCTACGAGTTCCTTATTGATGTGTCCAAGATAGGTTATAAGGACTTTGTTCTCATCCAAGGCAGTACCGATGGCAAGTCTTGGACAACCCTTGGGGACAAGTTCAAGACGGAGGAAAAGCGTAGGTACAGAGGTCTATGGGTTAAGTATATCAGGGCCGTCAAGGTTGGCTCCAAGTCACAAGGAATCGTTACGTTCTATGGTTAGTTACACCAAGTCAACGAAAGTCATTCTTAACACCCAAGTCTCAGGACCGGGGGAAGCCCTTAGGATTCAGACCGAATATCAGGCCCCCGTGTATCAAGGGATTGTCCACGTCACGGCCCTCGTCTCCACGGACACAATCCAGATACAAGCGTCCAACGATGGCGACAACTGGTACAACCTAGGTAACCCGTTTAACGCCCCTGAAATGGCGACTGTAGACGCAGCCGTGGGGTACATCAGGGCGTTCAAGGCTGGGACCACGGCCCCTGCCAAAGTACTGTACTACGGCTAGCACACACATAACTCACTCAAGTAGAATAACAAAAGAGGTTTAACTACACTAATGCCACTCTCCTTTACACGCACAGAGAAAGTTCTTCTTAACCAAACCACAGCAGGTGCAGGCAGTTGGGTTCCTCTTGATGTGGATTATAACAACACCTATCAGGCCCTTATCTCGGTGTCTCTTGAGTCAGGTGATTGGGTGACAATCCAAGGCCGTCTAGAGAAGTCTGACAGTGCTCCTAACTTCACGCAGGCCACCGTGTCAGCGGCAGGGGCCACTCTTGTTCCTATCGACGGACCTTTCAACCAGATTCGTGTCGTCAAGACTGGAACCGCAGGTAACGCTCGCGTCGTTCTTTACGGTTAAGAATAGAGGATATTAAATGGTCCTTTATTTTAACCCTCAACTTAGTACGTCAGGACTGGTTACTGTCGCTGGTGGTGGCACAGGGGCGTCTACTGCCCAAGGTTCTGCCGCAAATTTACGATACCCTTATTTGGTAGCACAGACAACGGCAGCAGTGGCATCTACGAATACAACTGCTGAACAAACTCTTGCGACTTTTACGCTCCCTGCCGGGATTCTTGGGACCAACGGCAATTTTAGGGTATACGTTGCCGGGACTTTTACAAGCAGCGGTAACAACAAAACGCTTCGCATCAGACTTGGTGGTGTCTCGGGAACAATTATAGGTACAGTTGTTTATACGACAAATGTAGTATCCGGGTATTTTTACGATTCAGTAACAAAAAACGTCAATTCAGCCTTTGCACAGTTTTCGACTGGAATTGGGACCAGAACAGCCGATCTTGTTGCTACAACAAGCGGGTTTGTTGCATCTTCTGTCGATACTTCAAGTGCAGTAGATATTGTAATTACGTGCGAGAAAGCTACAGGCACAGAAACTTTTACTGTCCAATCAGCGTTCTTGACCGTACAGGTCTAAGTTTATGACTACAAATATCCCTACACGTTCAGTAGCACAACTCCCTCTTGCATCCGCTGTATCCAGTAATAACATTACCGTTATTCAGCAGGACGGCATTACAAAGCAAGTAACACTAGGTACAATTTACACGGGATCACAGACGCCAAGTGTTCTAGGTTATGCGGCATTACGTGCTTTTTATCCATCTGCTTTGACTCTCAATCCGGGTGTAGTTATTTTTGTCCGTGGCGTAATTACTGAAGGTGTGGGAGATGGGTTTTTTTATTACGACAGTGCGTCAGCCGCCTCTGATGACGGAGGGACGGTAATTGTAGATACAGCGGGACGTAGATGGGTTCGTGTCCGCGAACAAGGTATATTTGATGTCACATGGTTTGGGGCGATAGGGGACGGTTCTACTGGAAGTTACACGTCCCTACAACAAGCTGTATCTGCTGCCGCTGGGGGGTGTCTGATTATCCCGGCCCTATCGTTTGTCACCTCTGCTGCACTGAACGTACAGTCCAATACAGAAATAAAAGGGCTTGGCCCAGCCAGTATCCTAAAGGCATCCCCAAATCTTGCTTTTGAAAGCGGGATAGGTCACACGCTACTGAAGGTAGTTTCTAAAGAGAATATAAGATTTTCAGATTTCACCTTGGATGGAACACCTATTACGTCTTTTTCAGGAGGTATGCGGGCAATTTTTTGTACAAGCAGTTCTGACTATATTGTGGAAAATGTTTCCTTCAAAACACCCGGCGCTGCTGTGGCTTCAATGAATTGCAGCAATTTCAAAATTCTTTCAAACTCTGTTCAATTTTCTACTCTTGATGGTGTTGACAGACATGACGGTGTAATAGACCAGTGGGGTGGTTGCACTGATTTCATTGTCACAAACAACACAGTCAAGGGTAGTTCTGTTGCTCAATCCGGTATTATTGTCACAGGGCAAAATTCTGCTGGCTCTCCAACATTAAACTCGCGTTTTACTGTTGCAAACAACATAGTCACTAGTTGCACAAACGTAGGTATATGGGTGAACGGAAGAAATGGAAATAACACTCAATTCACAATTACCGGAAATGTTGTAGATAACATATCTCATTCTACCGGGATCAGAATTTCTGATTCAGATAATGGTGTTGTGTCCAATAACACTGTAAAAAACACCGCTTTTAACGGAATCAGGCTAGATACTGAAGGAGGCGGCGGTGGAGATGGTGTGGATGAGGTTATTGTTGTTGGTAATGTTGTTGTAAATGCAAACACTTCTGCTTCCGCAAACGACCTTGAAGGATCGGCTATTGCAGTGGGTTCGGGCAGTAGTCTTAACATAATCGCAAATAATTTTGTAACGGGGAGTAACCATAGATACGCTGTGTATTTCCAGACCGGGACATCTGCTAATAGAGAGATCGGAACTCTAGGAACAAACGGCGCACTTACTGGACCTAAGGTAGCTGATCCCGGTTATACCAACTTTGTAAGCGAATATATCTACACACCTACACTTACTGCTGTAGAAAATGTCTCATCTTTTAACAACTACCAAAGCGATTATACTATTTCTGGTGAAGTTGCAACTGTCTCGTTTAAGGTCGCAGTCACCCCAACTTCAGCGGGTTCGGCAGCCTGCCGTATAGGTATAACGCTCCCTGTAGCAAGCAATCTGACATCCGTTGATACCGATTTACACGGAAACGCCGCCTCACAGTTTGGGGTTATTGCGGCAGTTCTTCCAGACATTTCAAACGACAGGGCAACTTTACAATTCCCTGCAATATACACTTCCTCTAATGTTTTCTACGGACAGTTCAGTTATAGACTGAAATAAGGCTTATTATGTCCTCATTCTCAAATCAAAAAATCTTTCGATTTCTCGCGGCGCAGTCCTAGGAGCAATCTATGGTAGCGTTCAGCAACTCGAAGTCTTGGATACCCTCCATTGATGAAATCATCATGGAAGCCCTTGAACGTATTGGGGGTAAGTTTAACTCTGCCGAAGAAGTAGACAGTGCTATCCGATCCCTGAACTACGTCCTCAAGGATTTGATGAACAGGGGTAAGCCTCTCTTTACCCTTGAACTCAAGACCCTTGATGTTGTTGCTTCTGTCCGTGATTACTCTCTTTCGGTAGGTATTCTAGACATCCTTGGGCCCGTTGTTCGTGTCTCAGGGCGTGATCTTCCTATGAACCGCATCTCGTTTCTGGACTATCAGAACATTGCGACAAAGGACCAGACTGGTTCTCCTATCCAGTTTACCACGACACAGAATCAAGACAACGTAACCCTCAAGATTTGGCCTAACCCAGACGATACACAGACCCGCCAGATTGTCTATTACGCTGTAGAATCCCCTGACGATGTTACGGCTATGTTCCAATCTCCTGACGTGGCTAGGCGATACATCCCGTGCATCACGGCAGGGTTGACTTACTACATGGCACAGAAGATGCCCGGTATCCCCGCAGACAGGATGATGTTCTACAAAGCTGAGTGGGAAGAACAACTGCGTATTGCCTTCTCTGAGGACAGGGAACTGACATCCTACGTGGTGCGCCCATCCTCCAACGCAATGTTGTATTAACCGAACATGGGTGACGTAACTAGTGGTAACTGGAACTTTACCAGACAGCGCCAAGGCCCTGACAAGGGATACGCCTCGGGTAAGTGGGCTGTTGCCATATGCGACCGTTGCGGGTGGAAGAAGCCTTGGAAGAGTCTAGCCACAGAACCCGGCACAAACTGGAAAGTGTGTTCAGACTGCAACGATTACGGTTACAGCCTTGTGGCTCACCCTCAGAACTACTCGGCAGATGTCAAGGACGCCATTGCCCTGCGTTGGGCACGCCCCGACCAGAACCCCGCCATTACACAACCCTATTACCTAGCCGACGAAAGCGGTTACGTGCTAGTGTGGGATCAGGATTATATCATTCAAACAGGGACTTCGGCTGCCTCGGGTAACACTCTCTGGCCTAATCAGCTTAACTGGCAGTCGGCTCCCTTCGGATATGAGTCGTGAGACGTAAGTGAGCGGAATCGTAAACTATACTACGCTGGTTAGTGCCATTACCCAAGCCCTTGAGGATGATTCTCAAGAGACAGCTAACTACATCCCCACGGCTATTGCCAACGCAGAATACAGGCTGCTCAGAGAGACGGACTTCACCGGGGTAGAAGTAACCACTGTAGTCACAGCCACGGTTTCTAATCGCCTTGTCAACAAGCCAAATGGATACCGCTTGGGTAAGTCTATCCGATACACAACCTCGGCTGGACTTCTTCAAGACCTTAAAAAGAACACGGTATCTTACTGTGAGAAATACTGGCCCTACGCTAATACTTCGGTAGGCAACCCTAAGTATTACGCTGACTACTCTAACTCACAATTCCTTTTAAGCCCTACACCGGACAGTGACTACCCGATTACAATCACGCACGTAGTAAAGCCTCAGGGAGTTAGCGCAGGTAATCAGACAAACACATATATTGACTGGATGCCTGATGCCCTGTTCCATGCGTCCATGTCAGAGATGGCAGACTTTTCCCGTAACAACGAACTCAAGCAATACCACGAACAGAGTTACATCAATGTTATGCTTGGAATCAATAATGAAGCCAGACGTGCCCGCAGGGATGAAGGGCTACAGCCTGTGTCTCCCAACATTAACGTCAACACACTTAAGCAGGAGAACTAGGCTTTGGTATCGACTTTTACGACTAATCTTAAACTAGAAAAGCCGGGGTTCGGCGACTATAGTTCAAACTGGGCTACACCAGCCAATAACGATTACGATCTTATTGACCAAGGTATCTCTGCCATTACGTCTGTAGATATTACAGGCTCAAGTAACATCACTCTTTCGTCAACCAACGGTGTTATCGACCAAGCCCGTAGTGCAACTCTTGTTATCAAGGGAACCCCAACGGGACAGCTTTCAGTTCTGGTCCCTAATAACCTGACTCGTAACTACGCTGTAAGGTCCAAGGTCACTAACTCAAACTACGTGGTTGTGAACAATGTCGCACAGACGGGTTCGGGTGTTACGTGTGCATCAGGGGAACAGTTCTATTTTAACACGGATGGTGTTAGGTGCCGTAAACTCGGGGTAGTTCCGAAGGGCACTATCATGTTCTGGGGTGGAACCACGGGCAACATCCCTGCCGGATGGGCTGCGTTCAGTGCTGCAAATGGTAAGGTTCTATCAGCACAGACAAGTCTTGGGGATTATCCCGGCACAGGTTCCAGTGTTTCTATCGGCACGGCAGGTAGCCACAACCACACGGGTAACGCAGGCAACACTACACTAACCCTTAGCCAGATTCCCAGCCACGCTCACGGGATTACTTCTTACACAGGACTAGCCGCAGCACAAGGCTCTTTGAATACCTTTGTCGCTCCTACTGTTGTTCAAACGGCAACAACTTCTGTCGGTGGTGACGGTGCTCACACACACACTATCAGCACAGATGGCACACACACCCACCCCATCGGTATTGATGTTGGTAATCCTGCTACCTACGGGCTAATCCTGATCCGCAAGGTCACGTAGAACGGAGGAGGCCAGATGACCTCTTCAGGGTTACTTAAAGTCATTAACGTAAAGCCGGGGATCAATAAGAACGATTCTCCGTATCAGTCCGAAGGCACATATGTCTCGTGCCAGTGGATGCGCTTTCTCCATGACAACCCTATGAAGATGGGGGGATACCAGACTGTCCCTGCCAGCGTGTCGTACGAAGGTGTGGCCCGTGATTCAACCTCTTGGGTAGACCTTCGCGGTGATAGATGGTTTGCTGTAGGAACGAACTCCCAGTTATCTATCTATAACGGGCAGTTGTTCACGGACATTACCCCTGTTCAAACATCTGTATTCGCTACGTCCGTGTTCTCAACTACGCTTGGGTCAACTGTTATTTCTGCTTCTGTTGCTGGGTTCAACGGTGTTGCTGGTGATTTTGTCGCCATTACATCTGTAAATGTCGATGGTATTGTTCTTAGCGGAACCTACGCTATCACCTCGGCTGGTTCCAACGGCAGTTTCAATTTCAACGCTGCAACCACAGCCTCAAGCACTGTTACTAATGATGGATCAACTACCCTTCAATTCCTTATTCCCACAGGACGTAAGAGTGCTGGTGCTGTGGGTGGTTGGGGTTCTGGTCCTTGGGGTGGCACGGGTTCCACGGGCTGGGGTGTAGGGGTTACCTCAGTCGATGTTGAACTACGCACTTGGGTTTTGGATACGTGGGGTGAAGACCTCATTGCCAACTACCGTGGAGGCGGTATCTACCTATGGGATCGCACCCTAGGTACGGGTGTCAGGGCGGCTCAAATCAGCGGTGCCCCCACTCAAGCCAACTCCATTGCTGTTATCAACCCTCCTCGTATTCTGTGTGTCTACGGAACAAGTGCTTACCTTGGAGACTTTGACCCTCTTCTTGTTCGGTGGTCAAGCAACGAGGACTACACCCAGTTCAACCCTGCCGTAACCAACGCCTCTGGTGAACTCAGGCTTCAGGATGGTAACGAGATTATCCGGGCTATTCCTTCCAAGCAAGAGACAGTCATCTTTACGGATACAGGGGTTTACAGGCAGAACTACATTGGTGGTGACTTCGTATTCTCCATTGAAAAGGCTGGTGCCAACTGTGGTCTTATCGGGCCTCAAGCGGCTGTAGACGTAAACGGTGTTGTTTACTGGATGTCCACGGCTGGCTTCTTCCTTTACAACGGCGCTGTACAGAAACTGGACTGCACAGTATACAATAATATCTTCAACAAGACCTATGGAGATGGAGTCAACTTTGCCCAACAGTTCAAGGCCCACTGTGGGGTTAACACCGAGTTCTCTGAAATCATTTGGCTGTATCCTTCTCGTAACTCAGATGAGAACGACAGGTACGTTATCTACAACTACCAAGACGGTCTATGGTATGACGGCATCCTAGCCAGAACAACTTGGATTGATGCCTCTGTCTTTGACAGGCCCATCGCCACGGGTGTCTCAAGCACGACTTTTTACCACGAAGTAGGAACAGACGCGAACAGTGATGAAATCCCCGCCATCCTCCAAACGGGCTTGTTTGATGTCGATGAAGGCAGTTCCATGTTCCTCGTAGATCAGTACGTCCCTGACTACAAAAACCAAGCTGGCACGTTCACAGTTCAGTTTACGTTCAAGAAATATCCCGACTCTTCAGAAGAATTTATTAAGGGGCCGTTCAACATGAGCGGTAAAAGCAATCTATACTTTAGGGGCAGGGGCCGTATTATGCAGATGTCCTATGCACTTTCAGGCGTGGGGTCCAACATTCAAATCGGCAAGACTCGCCTCAGAATCGCCCCAGACGGTTTAAGGTAAGATTACAGTGGTTAATCCAAATGTCAGAGGCTCTATTCGCCTCCCCAAACCCTCTAATGAAGACGTAGGATCACCTGAGGCTATTCGGTCCTACCTAGACGCTGTAGTCAGGGCCGTAGAGCAGAACCTTAACAATCTGTGGTCAAACAACAATACTCCGTTCGTTATCAACCCACAGACAACTGCCTCACGAACACAGACATCTATTGCGGGTAATACCGTAAATACGGGCAAGGTCCGTGACTTTATTACCACAGTCGTTAACGTCCTTAAACTCAACAATCGGATCAACTAGGACTGCTATTACCCTAGCAAACCCCCATAAACATTAGGTATATTGAAAAATCATGGCCCCTGTAAACCCTAAGTCCCTCCTTAAAATGCTAGGCTCCAAAGCAGATGGAAACCCTAAGGGCGGAATGGCTGACACCGTGGCCGCCCAGATTGACGGTCAAGCCCCCGCAGCCCTTAGTGCAGGCGAGTACGTCATTCCAGCCGATGTGGTAGCCCTTATCGGGGACGGGAACACAGACGCAGGAGTAGAGGTCTTGGACAGCGCCATTGCTGAACTGAGGCAAGCCAAGACGGGCAAGAAGGACCAGCCTAACCCAATGGCTGAATTGTTTAAGGGCGGTAAGGTAAAGGGGAAATATGCGTCAGGCGGTAAAGTTGCCACAGACGTAAACAAGAACCAGAAGATTGCTCCACCCACAGAACCACCTAACGGCCCAAGTCTTTCAGCCATTATCCAGCGTCTTGTGGGAGGTATTGCTTAAGCTATGTCCATTACTCTTCAACGATTCAGTTCAGAGAACGTAGAACAAGTCTGTGATTACATTGAAGCCATTAGGGAGTTCGATGAGATTGTCAATGTTATTCCAAAGGATCGTCAGGTTTGTGA